CACCGTTTTCAATCGCATCCATTATGGTGTCTGCTGCCCCCAATGTTCCGGCGATATCCTCTTCAGAGAATTCAGCAGAGTATGATTCATTTACAAACTTTCGCCATTCTGTTAGTAGTTCTTTCATTATTTATCCTCTAAAACTTATCCAGTTGTGCTCCCAAGGCTACAAGCATATTACCTGTCTCATCTTCTGCGATCCGTCGCAAAATATTGTGTGCCTTTGATTGCAGAATATTTTCATAATCTTCTGTATTGTTTATCTCTATCATCTCATCCACATTTCTTTCCAGCCAATCAACAAAGGTTTTTAGTGCCTTTGCTTTATCCTCGTCTTCTTCTTGGACTTCGTGGTTCTCAAACCAGATGGAAGTGTAGTCAAGTATATTACGCATCTCTGGTCTAACATACATCTCTCCTTGTCCGGGCGAACGCTTAGTCGGCGCAAAGAACTTGAGATCTTTGGCTTCATCTGGGTATAGAAATGCATACATGGTGAAGACTTTATTGAGTACAGCGTCCATTAGATTATCCAATGTCGTATCGGGCTTGGCAATGGCATTCCTGTAGGACTGCTCTCTATCATAAACATCCTCGTATTCATTTACAAACTTTCGCCACTCTGTTAGCAGTTCTTTCATTCTTTATCCTCAAACAATAATGTCGGCAATGCCATACTCAACTGCCTCTTGTGCTGTGAGATATACATTCACATTGCGAGCCAATAGTTTCCTTAGTATCTTTGGTGTCAGGTCTGTCTCGGCGCAGAGTGCTTTGTTATACTGCTCCTGTATCCAACGGACCTCTTCCATCTCATTCTCTAGGTTCTCTATGGAACCGTGATGTCCGCCTATCACACTGTGTATCATTACTCTACAGTTGGCACCAATCTTGCGCTTGCCCTTGGTCCCTGCTGCTAAGAGCACAACACCAGCCGACATCACACGACCTAGCCCGTAAGTGTGGATCTCACACTTCTCTTCTGTTTGTCTCATTACATCATAGATAGAGAACATATCAACAGCAGTTCCACCGGGAGTAGAAATGATAAGTTCAAATGGATGGTAGATGGTTGTAGGCTCTTCGCTGCCTTCTTCTAAGATGTCTTCCCTACCCGACTCTTTTAAGATAAGGAAGGCTGAGATAATATCAGTGGCCATCTTGTCGTCGATCTCACCGTATAGTTGAGCTACCCTTAAATCGGATGACGGGGATTGTCGAGGGGCCATAGCTGAGAGCATGGCTTCTAACTCTTCTTGCAACTCTTCCTGTGTGAGTTCTTCTGTCTCTTGTGGGGCCGCCTCCTCCTGCTGGGGCTCTTTACCCTTTTTCTTCTTGGCTATCTTGATGCTCATTGCTTGCCCCTCCTTTTGTAAGTTTAAAAAAAATCTTGCCGCCATCCCAAAGAACGTCGGCCTCTCCTTTTAAATACTTTATCAAAAGATTAAATACCTGTTCTGCCTCTTCATAATTGAGATTATCCCCTTCTTTCATCTCTCCTAGATAATTAATCACTGAGTTTGTTTTAAACGCTTTTGCTGCATAATAAATATTCTCCCTTATCTCAAAAGAACTATCATACATCTTAATAAACTCCATTATATCTTTCTTTGCTAGCATATTATTTGTACAATTTATCTACACTTTGAGTCACTTTAGTCCAGTCATAGTTGTTAAGTAACTTAGCATAGTGTTTTGGGTAGACCTCTACCATTTTAAGATAAGTCATTTCTTTCCAAGCGTTAAACGTTGCAGCATCCAACTTCTTGATTAACTCAAGTTGCTCCTCTGGGGTTTCGAACTCTTTCATCGTTTCGTATTTTAATGATTTGATGAATGCAATATCTTGCGACGTGGAGAGGAGAAGCATTACGATTTGATCCGTTGTGCTTTTTACAAAATCGTAGCTGTGCCCAATGTCCATCACTTTAGCAATGATGCCATAACAAAGAGCCCCGCCAAAGAAGAGAGATGCCGCTAACCAAAGTTCCATATTGCCTCCAAACAAAAAAAGGGGGACCCGTTATAGGATCACCCCTGTATAATACCAAAAAAACATTAGAAATGCAACTGCTATTTTACTTTTTGTTTGATTTTGTTTCTTGTGTGAGTCTTTGGATAACACGGGCGTAGACTTCCTCAACAGTATCTGTCTTGGTATCGTCTCCTTCAAGAGCAAGTTCTTCTTCCTCTTCCTCTGCTTCCAATTCATCACCAGCCATTGGGCCTTCAAGATCAACGTCGGCTTCCAAATCGGCCTCCATCTCATCGTCTTGAGATACTTCCACTTCTTGTCCTAGGACATCCTGAAGGGCAGCCTCAAGGGCAGCCATCAACTGGTCAACGGAAACCATTCCGCCGCCCGGGTCTGACTGTGGCTCTTCTTCTGGTGCGTCTAATGCGACGTCCATTTCCATTTCTTCGTCTTCGTCTTCGAGGGCCGGCTCTTCATTCTCTTCTACAGCAGTTTCCTCGGAGGCCTCTTCAACAGTCTCATCAGTAGATTCTTCTACAGTTTCGTCTGTGGCTTCTTCGAGTTCTTCTTCTGTGCCTTCTTCTATCTCTTCTTCAGCAGCTTCCTCAACGGTCTCGTCTGTAGACTCTTGAAGCTTATCTTCAACAAAACTGTCACTAAGGCCGTCGATTGTAGCTAGCTTCATGAAGCGACGGATAGTGCTTTCGTTTAACATATCGTTCTTTTTCATTTCTAATATCTCCTTGTATTTTGAAAAAATGAAACAAAATCATTAGTAAATAGTAATATGAAACCCAAAAAGCATTATAAAATTATGCTCTTATTAAGTGGATTCGTTTTTCTCTAAAAACTTCTTAAGCCCTTTTCCTGTAATACCTAGTTTGTTCAGGGCTTTTTCTTCTATTTGCTTCACTCTGACGAAGGATATTCCTAAGCGATTAGCGGATTCTCTAAGGGTCATCCGGCTGTCCGGGTGGTTGTTAACTGCAACCACTGTGCAGTTTAGGTCATCGTCGTAATCTATCCACAGCCTGCATTCTTTTTTATTACAACATTGTTTTTTGTTTTCGCACTGTTCAAAGCATTTCATAGGTCTGGAAACTCCTGTTCAATAATGTCGAAGATGCTCTCAAGTTCTTCTTCTTTGAGAGCAAATTGTTTTTCCACTTCCCTGCCCTTCTTTCTTAAAGACTTGCCCTTCCTAAGCCTGCCTTTATTATACTTTTTCTTCTCTTCCTTGACCTTCTCTACATAAGCAATGAGGTTCTCGTCTCCACTAAGGTAGCCAGTCACGATGTCCCTAAAGAACTCCCCTTGATAAAAGCCATCGTAGTGGAGACGAATGCGTAGGTCGGCATGTCTCTTGTCGGTTTCCTTGAATTGGATTACCTTGTTGAGATTGCCATAATCTATCTCGTGCTTATCGCTCATTAATTCCTTGACAAGATGTGTGTGTAACTCTCAGCCTGACCCGCTGGTGTTTGGCGGATAAATTGTGCCTTGGACTGTAGTTCAACAATGGTTCTTGCGCCCGAGTAGGACATTCCACTTTGGATGCCGCCTCGTAAATCAGCCAAGATATTGTTCACATCCCCTTTGTATGGAATAGTTGTAGAGATACCCTCGGGAGTTGAGGTCTTGCCTCGCCAGTTTACTTGGGCCTCACTTGATGCCATGCCACGATAGACTTTATATTTCTTGTTGCCGTTGTCGAATACTTGGCCCGGGGCTTGGTCTGTCCCTGCTAGCATTGATCCGAGCATAACAAAATCCGCACCGGCGGCCAGGGCCTTGACAACATCTCCACTGGTTTTCATACCACCATCAGCAATGATAGGAACGGGACAGCCATACTCAACGCAGTCAATGACAGATTGCAAGGTCGGGATGCCATGACCTGATACCAGCCTTGTGGAACAGATGCTCCCGCCGCCGATCCCGACGCGCACACTGTCTGCGCCCCAGTTAGCCAAATCTTTTGCTCCCTCTCCCGTTGCAACATTGCCGGCCATAATGTGAACACTGCTTCCATGCTTTGCCTTGAGATGTTTAAGGGCCTCGAACATCATATAGTGATGGCCATGGGCCACATCAACACACAGGACATTAGCGCCGGCCTTAACCAATTCCTGTGCCCTCTCTTGGTAATCGCCCGTCACGCCAATAGCTGCACCAATAATACCTTGGCCTTCGGATTCATCCTTCATGTAACCAACTATCTTCGATTGGTCTTCGATGGAATTGTACCTGTGAATGATGCCGAGCCCACCGTTAGCGAACATGGCATAGGCCATGCCATATTCAGTCACCGTGTCCATGGGGCTGGAGACGATTGGTAAGCTAAGAGTGAGGCCGGCATCCAGCTCATTGCTGGTGTGTAGGGCTTTTCTGCTTTCAATATCGGAATACTGAGGGACAAGTAACACATCATCAAAACTCAGGCTAGCCATTGTACAACCTCTCTTTCAAAAGTCTACTCATCTTATCGCGGGTCTCTTGGGACACAGCATTCTTAGCGCAACCGAGAAGGCTGGCTACCTTAAGTGCTTGTTCTTTTGTGGCGATGAAGGTTGCGTCGGTGTCGCCCTCTTGATTGAGTTTCAATCCATATTCCCCTACAAGCTTTTTCTTAAGGAACGTAAACTTCTTTTGTGTTTCTCTCTCGGCATAAATACCAAGTTGTTCTTCTCCCGTCCAGTAGATCTGGTCTGTCTTCATCCCCTTCCTGCTTGGGCTGATCGGGTCACCACAAGCATCTTTCTTGTAGCGTAGGTTGTTATCAATACAGAACTGCTTAAATTCCTGCTTCGTCATCGGATCCTCCAAATACTTTTTCTATGCCCTCGTCAACTTTCTGTTGACAGTCAGGGCAGATTAGGGTTACTCTCTTCTGTTCTTCACTGACGACTACTCGCCAAGTCATCGCCATGTCTTTACTCTTCTTATCAAAGTCCGCACTACAAACAGAGCAGTTGTCGGGGCGCATACCGAACATAGACACTTGACGTGTCAAGGTTTCTTGTGCATCCTTCTTTGCCTTGATGTCTTTTTTTCTGCCGACTTTCTTGGATAGCTTGCCCATTAGCGATCACCCGTAGAGCCAAACCCACCTTCGCCTCGGGTAGAGCCATTGTTGAGATTATCCTCGGTGATTTCCTCAATACCACAATGGACGATTGGAACGAGGACTGCCTGCGCGATCTTGTCACCGGGCTTGATCTTCTGTGTCTCTACTCCAATATTGTGTAGGTTTACATAAATCTCGCCATCATAGCCGGGGTCAACAACACAGGCACCTACAACTAGCTGTCGCTTGGAAGCGATGCCTGACTTGTTCTTAATTTCCAGCATGTACCCTTCTGGGATTTCTGTCTTTAGTCCGGTTGAGACAAGGCTGCTTCCTCTGGCCGGGATCCAGTAATCACCATTTTCCTCTGTGCAGACCCCCCGATTGCCGTTCGGACAATAGAATAGGTCCATACCTGCGTCTGTCCTGTGTGCTCGCACAGGTAGTTTAGCGTTTGCTCTTAGTCTATAAAACTTTAAATTCATTATTTACTCCTGTTAAAATCTAACACACTCACACGCACATGTCAAGTGTTTTTTCAATATCATTATTATTAATTAATGTGTAGGTAAAACTGTTCTTATACATCTCAGATGCAACATGACAGATCTCCATAAACTCATAAAAGTCCTTGCTGCTCTGAAACACTTGGCAGCCGGCAGACACACCACCAGTATATTCCCTGTCGTCTGGGCCCCACTGACGATGGATGTTGATGCCGTACATTCCCTCGTGTATCTTACCTTCGTAGTCTGGTGTCCTGTCCCTGTTGTCGTCGCGCCAGATCTTAACCTTGCCTAATCGTTGACAGAGCGCTGTGTATCTTCGCTTGCCTCCGTGGGTGCCGACCTTGTAGACGCCTCGGTATTGGCCAGGGACTAGGATTGCAGAGCCACCCTTGACGATGGGCTTCTTCAAAATACTTGTGCCAGGTTCTGTTGTAGCTGCGTATGTATCCACCACCCACCTATTATTAATCTTATAGGCCAAGCAAAGCCAATCGTCAAACTTATCTGCCTTGCCTGATTGATTGCGAATGCCGACGATGTTTAGGTTATAGTCTCCTTTATCGAAGAAGGCATAACCTTTTGTCTGATATACTTGCCTTAGTCTTTCTATAAACTCTAGCGCTTCGTCTTGATGTTTTCTCATTTGTCTCCCTTATTAGAGTACGCGGAAGTTGTGATACATGGAACGAGTAGAAAACCCCCACTGGTCGTTGTGATCTAGCTTGGCCATGTAAGGTCGGTTGACCTGAACGTGATCTTTCTCTGGCTTTACTCCCCAACACCTGATGGTGGTGATAACATTGTTATCATCGATGACTTCCAAAACATAATATACCTTGTCGTTCTTGGTCTTCTTGATCGTAACCTTACGAGGAATGAACCACACCAATCCCAACTCCTTATCATACTCGGAGATAGCTGGCACGCCGTATTCACTTAGTTGTGCTAGCGTGTCCTCCTTGACGACTAGGTTGATTGGGAACATACCAGTTAGGTCTGTTAGATATTGTATTCTCTCCTCTGTTGAAAAGTCTCCCTCTTCTGCATAGGTCTCTATGTTCTCTAACAAGTGTTGCTTCTTCCTAGGTCTGTCAACTGCAACAGAAGACCAGAAGTGTTTTGCTCCTGCAAACCTATCATCTTGCAGCGACTTGAGAGCGCCTGACCTACAAAGGACATCGAGAGCTTTCTTGTTGAGTTTTGAATACACAACCTCCTCGTGGAACAGGAATTCTTCAATCGTATCGAAAGGCCGATGCATCAGGATTTGATCCATTGCCGAGGCCCCCAACCCTTTGATGGAGGTTAGTGGTTGAATGAGTGTTTTGCCATCACCACTAATCTCCCAGACCTTGCCGGAGGTATTAACATTGAGTGGCTCGATCCTGAAGTCCATGCTCTTGGCGACACCAATAGCCTTTTCTTTTCTGCTATCAGGCTCTTTATCAAGGAACGCTGCCATCCACTCTGCTCGATAGTAGTTGAGCAGCCAAGCGCATTGGAACGACAGAATAGAGTAGGATACTGCGTGTGACTTGTTAAAGCCGTAGCCAGAGAAGTACTCGAAGTTGTTCCAGAGTTCCGCTGCTTGGTCCTCAGTCATCTTCTTATTGACACAACCCCTCACAAACTTCTTGCGGATCTTCTCCTTATCCTTGGCTCCCTTGCCAGTCCCCTTCTTTGTCAGCAACTTACGGAGCAGGTTGCCCTCGTCAAGACTGATGTTCTCTCCAAGCTCGTGTGCCAAGGAGGCAATCTGCTCTTGAAAGATAAGGAAACCGTATGTCTCCTTGGTTACATCTTTCACTTGTTTGTTGATGTAGTTGATGTCTCGGGGATTTTCCTTTGACTTCACATACTTTCTGTCAACATTAGCGCCTAGGGGGCCCGGGCGATAGATGCTAGTGATAGCTGAAATGTCGATGATGTTCTTAGGCTTCGCCTTCTTACAGAAGTTCTGCGCTCCACTCTCTGTGAACTGGAAGATACCAGCCCACTTGCCTTTGTGAAAGATATTCTTGTATACCTTAGAGTCTTTCAAATCAATCTTGTCTGGGTGGAGGTGCTCGTCATAGTAGTCTCGCACATCTTTGAAGGTTGGGTTGGGGTTGTTGTAGTGCCGTTTGAGGATGTGTCGGATAGCTGTCTCGATCATACGCAACGAGGCTAGCCCCAGCACATCAAACTTAATAAAGCCTAGTGGTTCTAGGTGGCGAACATTCTGCCCTTCGGACCATGGTGTCTGGATTACTCCCCCACTTCTAATCAGTGGCATGTGTTTATCTAAGTCTTCGCCAACTACCACCCCTCCAGCATGTCGGCTGGTGCTACGCACTTGGCCGTAGATAACCTTAATGTGGTCCTTGATGTGGGGGTACTTCTCCAAGTAGCCTTGTAGACTGTCCGAGAACTCCATCAACTCTTCAAAGGTAGGGATATATACACCCGACTTAATACCATGCTTGGCCTTGGCCTTGGGCGTAGCCTCGCTTACCATGCGAGATGTAACCGCATTCGCCTCCGCAAATGGGATGTCATACAGTTTTGAGATGTCCTTAACCAGTGACTTCAGTTGCAAGGTATTAAAGTTAGAGATAGGCACAACGGTTGTGGGGCCCCATTTCTCCTGCATAATCTCTTTGAGTTCCATAGGGCTGGATACATCATAATCAATATCGGGGTAGTCTGTTGCATCCTTCCGAAGAAAACGGGCGAACTGTAGGCCGTACTTGATGGGATCTACCTGTGTAATCCCCAACGCATAAGCAACAAGTGATCCAGCAGCCGAGCCTCGGCCGGGACCAGCCAGTTGATTCTCTGTTGCTGTGTCTGCGATGGCCTTCATTGTAAGAAAGTATTTACTAAACCCTCGGTCAGAAATCACAGAGAGTTCTTCCTCTAGTCTCGCCTTGTACTCAGGATTGGTCAAGAGCCCAAGTTTATTGAGACTTTCTAGGCTGGTTGTCTCTAGTGCAGCGTCTGCCGTGTATCCGTTGGGAACAACGAAAGAGGGAAGTCTTACCTCGTTATCCGGCATAAAATCTTCGATGCGGTTGAAGGCGATGTTGTGCGTCTCAGTAATTGAATCCATAACCAAATCATCATCATATTGCACTCCGTTGAGTTCTGTGTAATGTTTATAGCTCTCCCACATCTGATCGCCGTTCTTTGGGTATAGCTCGTAGCCAACCTCTGCTACGCTCTCTGGTAGCTCGTCCGATAACCATGCTGGCTTGCCTTTTCCTAGGAAGCCTAGGCGTTTGTAGAGTTCCCTATCCTTCCAAGTATCGGGTGTAGGGTAGTGACTATCTGCCGTGGAGATCAGTTTAATCCCAAACTCCTTGTGCATCTGAATGACTAAGTTGTTAATCATGTGTTGTTTCTTATCTGTGTGCCATTGAAGTTCGCCATACCAGCGGTCACCAAAGATGTCTATCATCTTCTTGGTTGTGTCCCTGAACGCGGTAGTACAAGCATTCTCGTCAGTGATACATTCGTTCTCATTGTCCCAGAACTTCCAGAAGTTTGCAGCGTACACGCCGCCCATACATGCAGAGGCAGCAATAACGCCTTCGTTGTGTTCCTTCAAAACCTCGTAGTCCACTCGGGGGAAACGAAAGAAGTATTCATCCGAGTTTGATTTGGAGATCATGGCGAAGATATTGTTGAGTCCCGTCTGGTTCTGTGCCAGGAGAATGAGATGTGAGCGTTGGTTTAGAATACTCTTGGACCTCTTGGTCTCTGCTTCATTTTCAACAGACATAGTTGTGCTGTCTTTAATTTCGTTTGCTCGCTTCTTATCTTCTTTGGCCTTGTCTCGCTCTTGGTTCCAAGCACCTAGGCTTGGAATGAAGTACGCCTCGACGCCAAAGATGGGCTTGAAGTTCTTTCCCTCCGCCTTCATCTTCTTGGCATGTAGGACTTGATAAGCCATCCCATTCATGTTGCCGTGGTCTGTCAAGGCTAGCGCCTCGCAACCATTCTCATAGGCGTAGTCCATGTGATCTTGCGGGTACCCTAGCGCATCAAAGGGTGAACCTGCTACTGAGTGGGCGTGTAAGCCTACGAATGGAATGCTACTCTT